GGAAGACGCGCGGGGTGGCATCCGGAGGTTTTTTTTCTGGGGCGGAGATTTGTGGGCGGGGGTGTCGCTATCAGTTGGAGTTATTGATGGACGTTTCTGGACAAGAGACGCCTCGCCGGACTGGTGGTCGTCCTGAGTACAAACCTACGGATGATCAACGCGCGCTTGTGCGCCGGCTGAAGACCGAGGGCAAGTCCATCGGCGCGGTCGCCCAGGCGATCGGCGTTTCGCGCAACACGCTGCGGAAGCACTTCGCCGAGGAGCTGAAGGTCGAGCCGCCGGCCGAGCAGCAGCTCGCGCTGGGCGGGGCCCACCAGGTCGTCGAGATCCCGCGACCCGTCGGGCGGCCGGAGTTCGAACCGAGCCAGCGCCAGCGCGACGACGTTCGCCTCTGGGCCGCCGACGACTGGTCGGAGGAGCGCATGGCGCAGCAGCTCGGAATCGCCCGGGAGACGCTGCGCAAGCACTTCGCCGACGAGATGCAGTACGGCGCCGACAAGGTTCGCACCCAGGTGCTGCGCGACCTCGAGCGCAGTTCCCGCGCCGGTCGCACGGGTGCCTCGGTCAAGCTGCTGGACATCACGTCCAAGGTGGCGCCGCCGGCGGCACCGAGGCCGGAAGTTCCCGATCTCGGCAAGAAGGCGCAGGCCGTGGTCGACGCGAGGACCGCCGAAGTCGGCACCAGCTGGGCCGAGCTGACGACGCCTGCCCACTGACCATGGAAACGTGGGACCTCTCGTGCCCGGACTGGGAAGCCCGGCTGCGCGAGGGCCGCTCGCTGGTTCCGAAGCTGCCGCTGGACGCCGCCATCGCCGCCCGCGCCGTCGGCATCTTCAACAAGCTCCGCCTCTACGACGTCATCGGCAACCCGGCGATGGCCGAGGTCGCGGGCGAGTGGTGGCGCGACATCGTGCGCGCCATCTTCGGCTCGATCGACGCCGCGACCGGCATCCGCCACGTCCGCGGCCTCTTCTGCATGGTGCCGAAGAAGAACGCCAAGACCACCAACGCCGCCGGCCTGATGCTGACGGGCCTGGTGATGAACCAGCGCCCCTCGGCCGAGATGTTGCTGACGGGCCCCAGCCAGGAGATCACCGAGAAGGGCTTCGCGACCATCAAGGGCATGATCGCCAACGACCCGGAAAACTACCTCCAGAAGCGCTTCCATATCGCCAACCACACCAAGACGATCACCGACCGCACCAACGAGGCCCTGCTGAAGGTGAAGACCTTCGACGAGGACATCGTGACCGGCGCCGTGGTCGCCGCGGCCGCGATCGACGAGATCCATCTCCTCGGCCGCAAGCCGCGCGCCGCCTGGATCATCCAGCAGCTGCGCGGCGGCATGGTGACGGTGCCCGAGGCGTTCTTCGCCATGATCACCACCCAGTCGTTCGACACGCCGGCCGGTGTCTTCTACGACGAGCTGATGCTGGCGCGCGCGATTCGCGACGGCAAGGCTCGGGTCGACACGCTGCCGGTGCTCTACGAGTTCACCGAGGCGCAGCAGAAGGACCGCACCTTCTGGACCAACCCGGCCAACTGGCACCTGGTGACGCCCAACCTCGACCGCTCGATCCGCCTGCCGCGGCTGGTTTCCGATTACGAGGAGGCCAAGCTCAAGGACGAGAAGGACGTCCGCACCTGGGCGTCGCAGCACCTCAACATCGAGATCGGCCTGGCGCTGCACTCCGCGCGCTGGCGCGGTGCCGACTACTGGGAGCAGGCGACCGACGAGACTCTGGTCTCGCTCGAGGAGCTGCTGAACCGGTCCGAAGCCGTCACCATGGGCGGCGACGGCGGCGGCCTGGACGATCTTCTCGGTCTCGCCGTCATGGGCCGCGAAAAGCGCACTCGGCGCCGGCTGCTGTGGACGCACGCCTGGTGCCACGAATCGGTGCTGAAGCTCCGCCAGGAGGACGCCCCGAAGTTCCGCCAGTTCGAGAAGGCGGGCGAGATGACGATCATCACCGAGCTCGGCGATGACATGGAGGAGGTCGCCGACATCGCCGACCAGGTGGTGATGAGCGGGCTTCTGCCCGACAAGAACGCGGTCGGCGTCGACCCCGCCGGACTCGGTGGCCTGGTCGAGGCGCTGCTGCAGGGTGGCGTGCTGCGCGAGCAGATCGTCGGCATCTCGCAGGGCTGGCGTCTATCGGGCGCCATCATGACCGCCGAACGCGCGCTCGCCGACGGCACCCTGGTCCACGGCGGCCAGGCGCTGATGGCCTACTGCGTCGGCAACGCCAAGATCGAGCCCAGGGGCAGCGCCAAGCTGATCACCAAGCAGGGCTCCGGCACCGGCAAGATCGATCCGCTGATGGCCGCGCTCGACGCGCTGTCGGTGATGGAACTGAACCCGCTGCCCCGCGAGAACATCGGCCAGATGCTCGAGGAAGGCCGCCAAGTCTTTTAGCGGAGCAGCGGATGGGATTGTTTCGCCGGATCTTCGGGGGCCGAGAAAGCCGCTCGGCCTCGTTGCGGCCGGGCGATCCCGCGCTGGCCGAGCTGTTCGGCCTGGGCTCCGGCACCACCGCCGGCGTCTCGGTCACGCCCGAGAACGCGCGCGAGGTGCCCGTCGTCGATGCCTGTATCTCGCTGGCCGAGGACACGCTGGCCACCATCCCGCTCGATCTCTTCGAGCGCACCAAGGCCGGCCAGGGCGAGCGCCGGCCCGAGATGCCGCTGCACAAGCTGCTGCACGACACGCCCAACGACTTCCAGACCTCGGCCGAGTTCCGCCAGATGCTGGAAGGCTGGCGCCTGACGCACGGCAACGCCTATGCCGAGATCGTCTGGCGCGGCGACGGCTCGCCCGAGGCGCTGCTGCCCATGCATCCACTGGAGTGCCGCGGGTTTCGCCTGCAGTCGGGCAAGGTAGCCTATCGTTTCCAGCCGAGCGACGGCCGGCCGCCCCGGATCCTGACGGCGGGCGAGGTCCTGCATCTCCGCGACAAGCCCTTCAAGCGCGACCTGATCAGCGGCCAGTCCCGCGTCGAGCGCCACCGCAACACCATCGGCCTCGCCAAGGCGACCGGCGAATACCTGGCGCGCTTCTTCTCCAACAACGCCATCCCGAAATCGTTCCTGAAGACCGGCAAGTCGGGCCTCAGCGACACCCAGATCGACCAGCTGCGCGAGCAGTTCGAGCAGAAGCACGGCGGCCTCGCCAACGCCCACCGCGTCGGCGTGCTGCGCGGCGACCTCGACCTGGTCAAGCTCGGCATCGACAATGATTCGGCGCAGGTCATCGAGACCTATGCCGGCGCGATTGCTGACGTCGCCCGCGTCTACGGCACGCCGCTGCACATGATCGGCGAGACCACGAAGCAGACCAGCTTCGGCACCGGCATCGAGCAGATGTCGATCGGCTTTGTCGTCTATCACATGCGGCCGAAGTTCGTCGTCTGGGAGCAGGCGCTCAACCGCGCCCTCATGTCGACGGCGATGCGCGAGCGCTTCTACTTCGAGTTCAATGCCGACGGCCTGCTGCGCGGCGACTTCAAGACCCGCATGGAGGGCTACGCGCTCCTCGTCCAGTGGGGCGTCGTCACCATCAACGAGGTCCGCCGCCGCGAGAACCTGCCGCCGATCGACGGCGGCGACGAGCGCCTGCACCCGCTGGCCTACGCGCCGGCGTCGAAAATCATGGAAGTCCTGATGCGTGGCAAGGCCGCGCCCAGCGAAGGAGATCCCAATGGAGCGTGAGACCCGCACCTTCAAGGTCGAGGGCCTGAAGATCGAGAAGCGCGAGGGCAAGGCCCCGCGGCTCGTCGGCCATGCCGCCGTGTTCAATTCGCTGAGCGAGAACCTCGGCGGCTTCCGCGAACAGATCTCGCCCGGCGCCTTCGCCGAGGCGATCGAGAAGGACGACGTCCGCGCCCTGTTCAACCACGATTCCAACTTCGTGCTGGGCCGCAACCTCTCCGGCACGCTCCGGATGTCGGAAGACACCCGTGGCCTCGCCATCGAGATCGACCTGCCCGACACCCAGACCATCCGCGACCTGGTGGCGGCGCCGATCGAACGGGGCGACGTCAGCCAGATGTCGTTCGGCTTCTCGGTTCGCCCCGGCGGCCAGGACTGGGCGAAGGACGAAGAGGGCCAGGTCGTGCGGACGCTGAAGAAGCTGCGCCTGTTCGACGTCTCGCCCGTCACCTTCCCGGCCTACCGCCAGACCGACATCGCGGTGCGCGAGATGCGTGCCTGGGAAACCTCGCTGATCGTCCCGCCCGCCATCCCGTCCCGCCTGCTGCGGGCGCGAGAGCTGGAAGCAGCCATCTAGAGACACCGCCCGCAGGGCGGCCCGCGCCGGCGGTCTTCCGGCTTAACAGGAGGCTCAACTATGAGCGATCGTCTGAAGGCCCTGCGTGAAAAGCGGGGCGAAGCCGTCGTCAACATGCGTGCGATCACCGAGTTGGCGGAGAAGGAGAAGCGCGACCTGACGGCCGAGGAGCTCGACAAGCACGGCACGATCTACAAGACCGTGGACGGCTTGCGGCTGCAGATCGAGGCCGAGGAGCGCCAGATCGAGGTCGACCGCCAGACCGCGTCGCGCGAGATCCAGAACCGCGACGACAAGAACGACAAGGCCGACACGCCCGAGAAGCGGGCGATGAAGGGCTTCCGCACCTATCTCGCCACCGGCCAGGTGACGGGCGAGGGTGCCGAGGAGTTCCGCGCCCTGCAGGCCGGCAACTCGGCCGAGGGTGGCTATCTCGTGGCGCCGCAGCAGTTCGTTGCCGAGCTCATCAAGGCGGTGGACGACCAGACCTTCATCCGCGAACGGGCCCGCAAGTTCCCGCTCGAGAAGGCGACGTCGCTCGGTGTGCCGACGCTCGACACCGACCTCAACGACGCCGACTGGACGGTCGAGCTCGGCACGGGCTCGGAAGACACCGCCATGCGCTTCGGCAAGCGCGAGCTGTCGCCGACGCCGGTGGCCAAGCTGATCAAGGTCAGCAAGAAGCTGATGCGGGTCTCGGCCCTGCCGATCGAGCAGATCATCCTCCAGCGGATGGCCTACAAGTTCGGCGTCACCCAGGAGAAGGCCTTCCTGACCGGCTCCGGCGCCGGACAGCCGCTCGGCGTCTTCACCGCAAGCTCGGATGGCATCAGCACCGCCCGCGACGTCTCGACCGGCAACACCACGACGGCGATCGGCTTCGACGGGCTGATCGAGGCCAAGTTCTCGGTCAAGGCCGCCTACTGGCCCAAGGCCGACTGGCTGTTCCACCGCGACGCGGTGAAGAACATCACCAAGCTGAAGGACGGCGAGGGCCAGTACCTCTGGCGCATGTCCGTCCGCGACGGCGAGCCCGACACGCTGCTCGGCCGCCCGCTGATGGTGAGCGAGTTCGCGCCCAACACCTTCACCACCGGCCTCTATGTCGGCATGTTCGGCGACTTCTCCAACTACTGGATCGCCGACGCGCTCGACATGCAGGTCCAGCGCCTGGTCGAGCTCTATGCCGCGACCAACCAGGACGGCTTCATCGGCCGCATGGAGAGCGACGGCATGCCGGTGCTCGCCGAGGCCTTCGCCCGCGTGAAGCTGGCCTAGTCCGCCAGGCTCAACCGACCCGATGAAAACGGCCGCTTCGGCGGCCGTTTTCGCATCCATCTTCCACTCTCTCCATTGGGGCATCCCATGCATCCTTCTCTTCTCAATGACGTAAAGGTCACCGTCGTGTCGCCGGCGGCCACCGCGGCCACCACGGCCATCGAGTCCGATATCCTCGATATGTCGGGCTACGAAGGCGTGGTCTTCATCGCCATGCTCGGCGACGTTTCCGACACGTCGGTGCTCACCCTGGCGGCGCAGCAGAACATCGCCAACAGCGGCACCGGCATGGCGACGCTCGCCGGCAATGCCACGTTCACCGCCGGCGCCAGCAACGCCGACTCGAAGGCGTTGGTGCTCGACGTCTACCGCCCGCGCGAGCGCTACGTGCGCGCCTACTTCACCCGCGCCACCGCGAATGCGGTCATGGGCGGCATCATCGCCATCCAGTACGGCGCCGCCAAGAAGCCGCAGAGCCAGGCGGCTTCGGTCATCGACTCCGAGACGATCATCGAGGCGGCCGAGGCTTAGGCCGCCCATCCCTTCAACTCCGAGCGCATAGCGCTAGACGGCGCCGGGGCCTGGCAGCCCCGGCGGCACGTCGCAGCAAAGGAGACTTGCCATGGTCGACGCAACTTACGGCCCCAAGGTCTATCGCAAGGACGGCGGCAACACCCAGGTCATCGCCAGCGGCGGCGCCCAGGTGGTCGAGTCCGGCGGGTATCAGGATTTCGAGAGCGGCGCCGAGCTGCGCCTGGCTGGCACGGCGGTGGCCGCGACCGCCGCCGAGGTCAACCGCGCCGCCGACCTCTCCGCGCGCATCGTGGTCATCACCGCGACGGCCGCGATCACCGAGGCCGACCACGAAGGCAAGACCTGCGTGCTGCGCGAGGCCGGCGGCAATGCCCTGGTCACCCTCACCATGCCGGCCGCGACCGGCGGCGGCGGGCGCTATCGCTTCGTGGTCGACGAGGTCAACACCTCCAACTACGTCATCAAGTCGGTGGCGGGCACCGACATCATGCGCGGCACGATCATCGGCGCCTCGATCACCGACTCGGCGACCGATGCGGCGCGCACGTGGACGGCGGGAGCCAGCGACGACACCATCACGCTCAACGGCACGACCATGGGCGGCGTGACGCGCGGCGACTGGATCGAGCTCGAGGATATCGCGGCCGATGGGTGGGCCGTCCGCGGCGTCATCACTCAGAGCGGCTCCGAGGTGACGCCGTTCAGCAACACCGTGGCCTAGCAGGGGCCGCGCATGTACGCCGAGCGCCACATCGTCACGGCGGTGACCGCAGCCGATGGCTCGGTCATCGCCTACTCGCCCGTTTTGACGGGCCGAATCTCCGCCATTCACTACGTGAAGGCGAGCGCCGGCAGCTATGCCGACACCGTGGATTTTGCCATTACGGCAGAAGCAACGGGCGAAGGTCTTTGGACCGAGGCGAACGTGACGGCCACCAAGACGGTGGCGCCGCGCCAGGCGGTGCACACCATCGCCGGCGTGGCGGCGGTGCTGGCCTCGGGTGGCGAGGCGGTGCGCGACAAGATCGCGCTCGCTCAAGACCGGGTGAAGATCTCGATCGCCAACGGCGGCGACACGAAAACCGGCACCTTCCACGTCGTGATGGAGTGACGCCATGCGCGTGAGGATGAAGACGCAGTATGCCGGCCCGGGCGGCAGCGCCGGGCCGGGCGTGACCATCGACCTCGAGGAGGCCGAAGCCAATGGCCTGATCGCCGGCGGCTATGCCGAAGCCGTGCCGGCGGCGCCTGAGCTCGCGCCGGAACCGGCGGCCGCCCCCGAGGCTGCCCCCGTGCCCGCGATCGAGACCGCCACCGCGCCGGCGCCCGAGACCGCGCAGAGCCCGCGCGGCCGCCGCTCCTACGCCAAGCGCTGATCCATGCCGCGCCTCGCCAACCGGCCTGACCTGGTCGTCACCACCACGGCGGTGTCGGCAGGCGAAGCGAACCGCCGCCTGACCACGGCGGCGATCTTCCGCGCCTCGACGGGCATCGGCGTGGCGGGCGACGACACCGAGATCGAGAAGGCCATCGACCGCGTGAGCGAGCTGCTGGTGCGCGAGTGCGGCCTGGTCGAGACCGCCGGCGGCGAGCGACCGACCTTCCGCAACGAGCGCCTCACCGCCACCTGGTACGAGACGGGATATTGCCGCGGCGACGTCCTCAACCTGCCGTGGCGGGTGCCGGTGACCGGCCTCACCTCGGTGGTCGAGAATGGCGTGACGCTCACGGCCAACACCGACTTCGTGCAGATCGACGCCAAGCCCGGCCGGCTGCGCCGCCTCTCCGCCGGCCAGCCCACGCTGTGGTCCTCGTCCGGCATCGTCGTAGTCTTCAACGCGGGCTGGTCCGCCGTCACCGACGTGCCGCCGCTGGTCGAGGCGGCGGTGCTCGAGCAGGTCAAGGCGCAGTGGCTGGCGCGCAAGCGGGATCCGCTGCTGCGCTCGATCGCCGTGCCCGACTTCGCCAGCGCGAGCTATTCCGTCGGCGGCGGCGACAGCATGGGCGATGCGGCCATCCTGCCGCAGGTCCTCAGCGCCATGGTGCCCTACTGGAACCCGGCGCGGTGAGAGGCTCGCCGTGAGCCTGTTTTCCCTCACCGCAGACATCGTCGCCGCGCACGGCGAGAGCATGACGCTGGCCCGCCAAGGCGAGGGCACCACCATCGCGCTCAAGGGCAAGCGTGTGCCCGGCACCACCGTGACGGTCGGCAATTCGGCCGAGCAACAGAGCTTCCGGGTCAAGATCGGCACGGCCGAGCTCGCGGCCTCGGCATGGGCGGTGAAGGTGCCGAATTCGGGGACCGACTCCCTCACGGTCGACGGGCGCGAGCGCACGGTGATGGACGTGCGGCCGATCGGCGACGGCGGCACGGTGGCGCTCTATGAACTCGATGTTGTCGGCTGATGGGCGTCATCATACAGAACATCGGCCCGCCCACGACCCTCAAGGGCCTGGGCGAGTGGGTCAAGGCCAACACGATCGCGGTAGCGGAGAAGGCGCTGCGGGAGGAAGTGGGCAAGGGCTTCGACACCCAGCCGGTCGTCATCACCGATGGCATCCCGCGCCGTGGCTACGACCAGGTGCGGCCGTTCGGCAAGATCGAATTCGCGCGCCGTCCGCAGATGGCCGAGGCGGTGTTGTGGGCACTCGACCAGCTGCGGCGACGCTCGCCGGTGCGCTCGGGCCGCTATGCCCAGTCCCATGCCGTGCTTCTGAATGGCGTCGAGATCGGCGGCGACCTCCGCACGGCGCTGCTCGCGGTCAAGGACACCGACCGCGTTCAGATCGTCAACCCCCAACCCTATGCCAAGAAGATCGAAGGCCGGAAGGCCGCGAGCAAGGGCCGCGGCGCCAGCCGGGTGAAGACCGCGGCGGTCGAAGGCCTGAGCCGCCAGGCGCCACGCGGCGTCTATGAGCGGGTCGTGCTGCCGCTGTTGGTGCGCCGCTACGGGCGCTCGATGTTCTTCGATTTCAAGTATGTGAAGCTCGACACCGGGCTCAAGGTGAAGGGCTATCAGGGCGGCGGAGCGAGCCGCAAGCGCATCATGCGCGATCACGTTTACCCGGCCCTGCAGTTCTTCATCAAGCCCACCGGCCTCGCGAGCTAGGGAGTCGACCATGGCCGGTGACACTCTCCGCGATGCGTTCCGCGCCGAGCTCGCCACAGTGCTGGCTGTCTCGCCGTCGATCCCCTGGACGGTCAAGGACACGCTCAACACCGCCGAGCAACCGGCGCCGCCGGCCGCCGCCGTGGCTGGCAGCGCCGCCGGGTATTTCGAGATCGAGTTCCCAGGCGGCAGCGAGGCTCAATTCACCTTCGGGGCACCGGGCGCCAATCTTCATCGCGAGCAGGGCCAGGTCACCATCCGCGCCGTCACCCGGCTGCGGTCAGGCACCACCAACCGGGACCTCGCCGAATCGTACCTCGCCACCGTGCGCGACCGCTTCCGGATGCGCCGCTTCGCCGCCGGTTCCCGCTCGATCCGCATCACCGCCGTGGCCCCGATGGGCGGCGGTTTCGACGAGGGTGGCATGTGGGTGGAAAGCGTCGCGCTCGGTTACGAAATTTACAACGTGGGCTAGTCGCCCGTCTCAGAGGAGCCATCCGCTATGGACAGCGCAAACAAGCAATCCGCCATCATTGCGGAAGTCACCATGGGCACCACGCCGGCGACGCCGGCTTTCCTGCTCCTGCGCGATACCCGCGTGAGCGGCTCGCCGCAGCGCTCGGCGTCGCGTTCGCCGGAACGCCGGAGCGACCGCATGGCCGCCAACATGACCTCGGGCCTCTTCACCTTCCCCAAGACCATCGAAACCCCCTGGGTGCGCGATGCCGCCACCGACGTGCTGTGGGAGTCGGTGCTCTGCGGCGCGTGGAGCACCAACGTGCTCAAGAACGCCAGCACGAAAAAGCCCTTCACCCTCGAGGAGAAGTATGAGGGCGGCGCCACCGACCCCTACCGCCGCCTCGCCGGCTGCCTGGTCGACTCGCTTTCCATCGGCTTCCGCAACGGCGAGCCCGGCACCATGTCGTGGGGCATCCGCGCCATGGCCGAGACGGCTGCCACCTCGGCGATCGCGAGCTCGACCTACGCGGCGCCGACGCCGGGCTACGATCCCTCGACCCCGGCCGATATCGTGGTGGGCGACCTCTTCAGCGTGAGCTCGCCCAAGGTCATGGCGCTCAACATGACCATCAGCAACAACATGCGCGACCAGCATTCCTGGGGCAGCAATTCGCCCTTCGGCATCGGCCTCGGCCTCTTCGATATCAGCGGCTCGGTGAGCTTCTACTTCAACGCCTCGGCCGACTACTCGACCTTCATGACCCGGCAGAGCGGGCTCGACCTCTCGCTCACGATCGGCTCGACCACCAACTACAAGGACACGCTGCTGCTGCCCTACTGCGACGTGTGGAACCCCGACGTCGACGATCCGGGGGCGACCGGCGACCACATGGTCACGCTCAACTTCATGGCGCGCTACGACTCCGGCAGCACCTCCGCCATCACCCTCACCCGCCTGGTCGCCTAGTGCGCCCAGGCGCCCGTCAATTCATCGCAGAGGAGCGCCCGGCCATGGAGGGCAAGTATCTCGTCGAGGCGAACTTCCACGTCTACGAAAGCCAGGGCGACGGCAAGCCCGAGGAAAAGCGGGCCTTCACCAAGGGCATGGTGGTGGAAGCCGCGGACATTCCCCAGGGCCACACCGGCGACGATTGGGTGGCTAAGGGACTCGCCAAGGCGGTCTAGCGACCGTCCAGCGGTTCCAGCGATGGGCCGCGAACCGAGGCCCCGGCGCGGTCGGCGCCGGGGCCTCACCTCACCGACCGGAGGCACCATGTCAAAAGAAGTCTACCAGTTCGACGGCATCGAGCCGATGCAGCGCAACCGCGAGATCGAAGGCGAGAAGGGCACCGAGCTCGGCCTGCCGGGTGGCATCACCCTCACCGTGCTGGCGGCATCCGACGCCAACCCGCGGTGGCGCAATCGCGGCGACGAGATCGCCGCCGAGCTCAACCGGCTCCGCAATGCCCGCGCGCCGGGCGAGCGCACGCGAAAGTACCTCGCCACCATCTACTCGCAATGCCTGATCATCGGGTGGCGGGGCGTCAAGAGCCAGGGTGTCGAGATCCCGTTTTCGCCCGAGGCGTGCGCGGCCTTCCTGATGGCCGCCGACGATGCCTACGCCGTCGTCGACAACGTGGTCTACGAGACCAAGAATTTCCGCGGAGCCCGCATCGAAGCGGTGGTGGAAGCCGCAAAAAACTGATCCGGTGGGATAGCGAGAACGGCGCCGCGCTCAAAGGCTGGCGCGACGCCGTCGCCAAGGGCCAGGAGTGGGCCGTTGACAGGTTGCTATCGCGCCCCAGCCTCTCGACCGAGGCCGCCCGCTATTGGCCGGCCTTCCTCACACTCTCCCGTGACCGGCCGCACGAGTCGGTTTCGTTGGGCATGGGCGGCGGGCTTTCGCTTCCGCGACCGGTGCCGCTCGAGGCGATCCGCCGCGAGGGCGCGCGCCTTGGCCATACCGGCGAGGCGCTCGACGATTTCGTCGCCATCGTGTCGCACATCGACGATTTCTACGTCGAGCTCGAAGTGCGCCGCGCGGCCGACGAGGCCAGGGCCGCCGCTGCTCGGTCGCGCTCCAGGAAGTGACGGGTGATCCTCGATGGCCGAAGAAACCAAGATCATCCGCATCGTCGTCGACAGCTCGAAGGCTGTCGACGGTTCGGCGGCGGCGACGCGGGCGCTGGAGAAGCTCGAACGCAGCGCGGCCTCGATGGACGGTGCTATCGGCCGCATGGAGCGGGGCCTGACGTCGCTCGGCAGCATGGTCAAGGCGCAGCTCGCGCTGATGGTCGCCGAGTTGGGCGCGCGCTTCGTCCAGATGGGCAAGGATTCGCTCAACGCGGTGGCCGGCCTCGACGAACTGGCCGAGCAGCTCGGCGTCACCACCACCGGCCTGCAGGCGTTGCAGTTCTCCGCCGTGCAAAACGGCGTGAAGCTGGAGCAGCTCGAAACCGGAATCTCCAAGTTCTCGCAGAAGATGGGCGAGGCCGCCGGCGGCTCCAAGGAAATGGTCGAGGCCCTCACGGCGCTGGGCGTCAAGAACCTCGACGTCCAGGGCAAGCTCCGCCCGACCGAGGCGCTCCTGCAGGAGGTCGCCGCGGCGATCACCCGGATGGAGGATCCGGCCCGGCGCTCGGCCGCGGCGGTCGACTTCTTCGGCAAGGCCGGCGCGCGCATGTTGCCGATGCTGGCCGATATCGCCTCCGGTACCGATGCCATGGCCGCCTCGGCGAAGGCCGCCGGCGCCATGATCGACGCCAGCGTCATCAAGCAGCTCGACAAAATGTCGGACGAGGCGGAGAAATCCGGCCTCAAGATGCGCGCGCTGTTCGCCGAGCTCGCGGCGCCGATCGTCACCGCCGGCCTCGAGCGGGTGAACGGCCTGCTCGGCGGCATCGCCGACCAGCTCGAGCGCGGCAGGGCCTCCGGCAAGGGCTTCTGGGCCACGGTGCTCAACGACTCGCGTGCGCAAGGCCAGATCGGCAGCGGCCCCGGCGCGTTGAAACTCGCGACGCCGGCCGAAATGGAAGCCTTTAAGCGCAAGCAACTCGAGGAAGAGCTGGCGAAGCAGTGGAATCCCGACAGCCGGGCCCACACCCAGGCGAAGATTGACGCGCTCGGCAACGGTCAGATGCTCGACCGCCAAATCTCCTACGCATCGGAAGAGGATTGGGCGCGGCGCATTCCCTTGCCAGGGTCGGCTGCATTGCCGGGCGTAAGCACCAGCGCCGTCAAGGGCAGCGGCGAGAGCGCGGCCGAGAAGGCGCGCAAGGAGCTCGAAAAGGCAGCCAAGGCGGCCGAGAAGCTGCGCGAGGAATTCACCAAATCGACGGTCGAGCTCGAGCACCAGAACGTGGTGCTCGAGGCCGAAATGAAATTGCTCAACGCCGCGCCGGAAGTGCGGGCGCGCGAGCTGGCGCTCATCAAGTCGCGCCAGGAGGCCGAGCGGTCCGGTGCCGTGCTCGAGCAGGGCGCCGTCGATCGCCGCGCCGAGGCGATCACGCAGAACGAGCGGCTAAAAGGCCAGGCCGACGAGCTCAAGAAGGCCAACGAATTGTGGACCGAGCCGCTCAAGAACGCGCTCGGGTCCATCCAGTCGACCGCCGCCGACATGTTCGACTCGATGCTGGAGAAGGGGGCGTTTTCCTTCCAGGAGCTCGGCAACTTCGCGCAACGGATGATCCGCCGCATGATCGCGGAATTTGCCGCGCTCGCGGTGATCCGGCCCATGCTCGGCAGCCTCATGGGCGGCCTGACGGGCATCGGCCTGGTGAGCCCGGCGACGGCCTCGAGCCTCGGCTATGGCGGCGGTGCCGGCGGCGGCGGCTTTTCCATGCCGGGCATGGGCGGCGGCGGCCTCGGCAGCTTCGGCGGTGGCCTCGGTGACTGGCTCAACACGCCCTTCACCGGCGCCTATGCCGGCATGTCTCCGTCATCCATGCAGGGCGTGCCGATGTTGAGCGGCGCGGCCGGCGCGGGCCTCACGCCGCTCGGCGCCATTGCGGGCATCGCGTCGATGGGCATGGGTGCCTATAGCCTGGCGACCTCCAAGAGCACCGGCGGCAAGATCGGCGGCGCACTTAGCATGCTCGGCGGCGGCGTCGGCATGGCGTCCATGGCCGGCCTGCTGCCGATGCTCGGGGCTGCCGGCGGCCCGATCGGCATGGGCCTCGGCCTGGCGGGCATGTTGATTCCGATGCTGTTCGGCGGCGGAGAAGCGCCGCCGTTGCCGCCGCTCGCCGGCTCCAACATCCGCTTCAACCCCGGCGCCGGCGGGTACACCGCGGCCGAGACGTTCCAGAATGGCGGCGCCAGCCAGATGGGCCTCCACGGCGGCGTCGGCGGCACCCTCGACGCGCTGTTCAAGGCGACCGGCGGCAAGCTCGACGCCTCGAAGGCGCTCAGCGCGGCGATCTGGAACAACCAGCGCGAGGGCACGACCTCCACCTACATCGTCGACCCGGTGCTCGGCTCCAACCAGCTGAGCGAGGGCAGCGGCGACCAGTCGGCGGCCATCGACCGCATGATAGCCTCGGTGTTCTCGGGCAGCATCACGCGCGGCGCGCTCAGCGGCGCCTCGCCCACCCTGTCCACGGCGGTCGGCAACAAGGCGCCCGGCAGCGTGGCCGCGGTGCAAAGCCTGCTCTCTCTGGTCGACGCCTACGACAAGCTCGGCAAGGCGACCGGCCCGGCCGAGGCGGCGCTCAAGGAAATCAACGCCAGCTTCGAAAGCATGGCGGACGGCGCGCGGGAGTACGGCCTCGCCCTGGCACCCATCGAAGCCGAGCAGGCGAAGGCAACCAAGCGCTACGCTCAAGACTTCATCGACGGGATGCTTGACCCGCTGGCCGTGCAAATGCGCGCCCTTGAGGATGAGAAAAAGGCTTCACTCGCGAGCGCCGAATATATCCGCGACAACGTGGAGGGCGTTTATGTCGATATCGCCCGCATCACCGAGTATTGGAACGGCAAGCGGCTCGCGCTCGAGGAACAGCATTATGGCAACCTCCAAGCGCTGATTCGGCGCCTCACCTATGGCGACCTGGCCAACGCCTCGCCGGATACCTCTTACGCCGGCACGCGCGGCACCTATGAGGCGACGCTGGCGCAAGCCAGGGCGGGCAGCGGCACCGCTCTCAACAGCCTGGCCACCAGCGCCGAGGCGTATGCGAATTCGGCGCGCTCCTACTTCGCGAGCTCGAGCGAATATGCGGCCATCGTGGAGCAGATCAGGCGCGACCTCGAGGAGCGGGTGGGCGGCGGCGCGACGGGCACGGCGGGCGCGGCCAACAGCAACCAAGCCACAAACGCGGTCTTGCAAAGCAACGCCGCGCTTCGCGCGATGGTCGCCACCCTGGCCGACCGATTGAGCGCCGCCACCGATGCGCTGGCCGCGGCCACCGCGCAGATGCAGCGGCGGGCCTGATGGGCGATCCGGTCTACCTCCGCGCGGCACCACCGTGGCCGTTCGGCACCATCGCGCGCGATGTGGCGCGGGCATTCATCCTCTACACCGGCGTGGACCCGTCCAACCTCGGCAGCCATGAGGGCAAGGGCTATTTGCTGGCGATGACGCCTTTCGATGCGGCGCTCACGTTGGATATCCCGGCGCCGCCCATGCCGTTCGGGTGCATCGACCGGCGGACGGCGCGGCACTTCACCAGCCAGGGCGCGGCGGCAACCATCTATCCGGCGGCCACCGGCAACGCGGCCCGCTCGAGCGCGGGAGACGACACGCCGGCCGCCACGTGGGTGCCGGGCAAACTCTCGGGCGCCTTCAACTATGAAATCGCGCTCTTTGCGGGCAGCGACCCGGCCGGCGGCGGCTCGGCTACGGTCGGCATCCTCGAGCTCATCGACCCGGATGGCGAGCTCGACGGCTTGCGGACCCTCGGTTGGGACGGCGCCCCGCTCGAGGTTCGCCGGGGCGAGCCGGAATCCTACTTCAACACCTTCGCCACGGTGGCCAAGCTCACCACCGCCGGCCTTCGCTACAACACTCGGAAAAAGGAAATCCTGCTCCGCGATTTGGCGTGGCAACTCACGCAGGCCGAGCTCCATGGCTTGCGCTATGGCGGCACCGGCGGCGCCGATGGCGATGCCTCGCTTGCCGGCCGCATCAAGCCGCTCGCGCTCGGCTCGCCCTTCAACGTCTCGCCGGTGCTCATCAATGCCACCGGGCTCATCTATCAGGTGTCATGCACCTCGGTGCTCGCCATCGACGCGGTGAAGGACGGCGGGGCCGCGCTCACCTTCGATGCCAACTATGCCACCTATGCCCTGCTCGCGGCGGCCACGGTGGCAGCCGGCCACTACGCGACGTGCACGGCGCTCGGCCTGTTCAAGATCGGCGCCGCGGCGGTCTACATCATCACCGCCGATGTGCGCGGCGACAACGACTCCATCAACGGCATCACCTATCCGCACACCCGCGCCGCCATCGCCCGGCGCATCGTGACGGGCCGCGGCAACATTCGCTTGAGCGACGCCACGCAACTCGACCTCGCCGCGTTCGAATATCTCGAGCAGTACCAGACGGCGACGCTCGGCTACTATTGGGCCGCCGAAATCACGAAGGCCGACGCGCTCTCCGAAGTCATGGCGGGGTGTCTCGGTTGGTGGACAATGCGGCTCAACGGCACCCTGGCGGTGGGCCAGATCGAAGACCCGGCCACGGCGGCGCCTCTCTTCTCGTTGGCTTATCCGTCCGACTCCGGCGATGCCGAGTCGCGCGTCGATGAGCCTGCCATGACTGACTATCGCCCGCCGCGCCGCACCACGCTCATGGGATGGGCGCGCAACTATACGCCTATGAACGTCAACCAGATCGCCGGCGCGGTAGGCGCCGCCGCCTCGGCCATCCTGCAACGGCCGACCCGGTACACGACAAGTGAAGACCCATGGGTGAGCGCCGGATTTCCCACGGCGCCGGTGGTGACAGTCGACGGCGGCTTTGTCGAAGAGGCGCCGGCCACGCTCGAGGGCAACCGGCAAATGCGGCTGCTCCGCTCGAGGCGCGAGGTGTTCGAAATTCCCGCCGTGGTCGATCCCTTCGGCGATTACGCCGGCCGCGTCATCAACATCACCGGCGCCAACCGGCTCGGGCTCGGTGCGGCCCGCCGGCTCTTCTGCTTCGGCGTCGCGGTCAACGGCAACGCCAAACCGGTGCTGAAGCTGTGGGGTTAGCGCCGACGCGTCGCGTCGGCGCTGGCGGGCGGCAGGGCCTGCAGCGCAGCGAAGGCCCGAGAGCCTGCACCGGAATTATGATGTAAGAAATGGCGCATCAGATCCTCGACCGGGTGCAGGAAACCACCACCAGCACCGGCACCGGCGCCCTTACCCTGGCCGGCGCCGTCTCCAAAATGTTGGGGCTCGCGGCGGCCGGCTTCTCCAACGGCGACACATTCCTCGGCCTCATCGAGCACGCCTCGGCCGCCGAGTGGGAAATCGCGCTTTGCACCTTCGCCAGCGCCGGGGCCGGGAGCATCACCCGCGCCACCCCGTTGAAGTCGAGCACCGGCTCGGCCGTCAATTTCTCGGCCGGCACCAAGACCATTTCGCTGATACGGCCCGCCGCTCCCCACGTGCGGCCCATTCGGACGATCACCAGCGGCACCAGCACCACGATGACCGCTGCGGACTATGAGCTTGTCATCAACAAGACGGTGAGCGCCGCGCACGCCGTGACGCTGCCGCCTTCGCCGGTCGCCGGCCAGGTGGTGGTTGTGAGCGACGGCAAGGGCGACCTAGACGTTGGCGTCTACAACATCACGGTGGCCGCCGCGTCGGGCAACATCAACGGCGCCGCCAGCTTCGTCATGCAGGCCGCCTATCAGTCGGCGACGTTCCGGTATTCCGGCACGCAATGGAATCGCGTCTAGGGCCGCCCGATGATCGGTGTTGCTCCTATCTCCTCGCTGCCGATATCGGCGGCACCCGCCTACTCGGCGCCGGCGTCGCCGACCGTCGCCAACATCGTCTTGCTCTCGCCGAAGGATTCCGACCTCGCGACCATCGCGGCGGGCTCCGCGGTCGCGACGCTCCCGGCGGCGAACCTGCAGGGCCAGCAACCCAAGAAGGTATGGCGAAGCGCCGGCACCGAGGATTACATCACGTTGAGCTTCCTGGCGCCGGTGGCCGCCAACATGCTGGCCCTCAACGGCCACAACTTCTCCGGCGCCGGCGTGTTCCGGGTGCGCGGGGCCGCCAGCCTGGCCGACACCACCGCGGCGCCGGCGATCGACACCGGGTGGCAGAGCGTGTGGCCGGTCACCGGCAAGCCTGCCGATGCGTACTGGCCGCGCCATCTCTCGGCCTTGCTGTGGGCCAACGATGCCCAATACCAATACTGGCGCGTCGACTTCGCCGACCCTGATGCAACGCAGACCTATATCGAGGCCGGCCGCCTGGCGCTCGGCCGCTACTGGCAGCCCTCCTACAATTTCGACCTCGGCGGCACGCCCCTCGGCTTCGACCAGGTCGACGTGCAGACCCGCACCGACTACGGCGAGATCTTCACCGACCGCCGCCAGCGCTCGCCGGCGCGGCGCTTCTCCCTGCAGATCTCGGCCAGCGACAAGCGCGAGACGCTCGACGGCGTAGCGGAAATCCAGCGCCTGCGCGGCGGGCACGGCGATGTGTTCGCGCTGCTCGATCCCAACGCCACCACCGACTTCCACCGCTTCTCGATGCAGGGCGTGTTCACGGCGCCGCAGGAACACCAGATCGTGCCGCAGTTCAGCGGCGGCGATGTGATGTTCACCGTGAGCCTTCCCCTTCGCGAAGTCATCTAGGAGCCCGCCCCATGTTCGGCGAAAAGACGCTGGCCTCGAGCACCATCACCGGCACGTCGGCCTATACGCTCGACGCCGCGGTCGGCGCCTTCAAGACGTGGCGGAGCCAGTTCGCCGACCTCTCCTCGGTGTTCTATTGCGCCGAGAATGCGGACGGCACGATCTGGGAAATCGGCTACGGCACGCTCACCTATGGTTCGCCGGACTCGATTTCGCGCACGCTGCTGGCCTCGAGCACCGGCTCGCTCATCACCTGGGTGGCGGCCGATGCGCCCATCTATGTTTTCTCGGCGCCCGTTTCCACCGCGCTCAAGCATCTTCTTTCGCCGCTCGCCGAAGCGCGCCCGGCCTGGCTGCCGCGGGCCGGGGCGTGGTGGGACTATGCCACCGGCATCGGGGTGCGCTGGATTCACAAGATGTGGACCGCTGCCGCCGATTTCGAGCTCGGCCGCTACGAGGCGGTGCCGGGCATCTATGTGGCGAGCCCGCGCAACTACTGGATCGACAAGGGCGCGGCCAACTACACCATCACCACCAACGATATCGGCAAGGTGTTCGAATTCGATATCGGTGCCGGATCGCGCACCGCAACGCTGCCCTCGGGCGCCACGGTTTCCCACGGCTTCCGCATCGGCGTCTACGGCTACGGCTCCGCCACCAACGAGGTGGTGCTCGATCCCAACGGCAGCGACGCCATCGACGACGGAAGCGGCGGCGCCAACGGCTCGACCATCGGGCAACAGCTCGTGTGGATCGCCTGGGACGGCGTGAAGTGGCGCACCGACTATTTCGCCGGGGTGGCGCCGGTCACGCGCGGCGGCACCGGGGTGTCTTCGCAGCCCAAGTTCAGCGCCTACCAGAGCGGCGCGCAGAGCATCCCCAACGCGGCCTATACCAAGGTCTCGCTGCAGACCGAGGAATTCGACACGGCATCGGCCTTCGACAGCGCCACCAATTACCGCTTCACCCCGCTGGTGGCGGGCTATTACCTGTTCAGCGGCGCGGCCGATATCAACTCGGGCGCTTCGTTCACCTCGGCACTGGCCGTGGCCAAGAACGGCTCGGTCGTAAAGGAAGGCAGCTTCATCGAAGGCGTGCGGCCCGTCGTCTCGGCCATCCTCTACATGAACGGCAGCACCGATTACGTGGAGATGCACGTCGCCCAGAATTCCGGCGGCTCGCTCAACCTCTCCGCCAGCGCCACCAAGACCTATTTTCAGGGCAGCTTCCTCAGCACCTGAGCCCACCCGCCCGACCATCCCTGGAGCTATCGCCATGAAGCGCATTCTCACGCGAGTCTTTGCCGCGCTCGGCCTCGTCGCCGTCCTCTCGGCCGCCGGCCTGCACCAGTTCGACCCGACCACCTCGACGCAGCTGCGCAGCGTCATCACCGATCCGGTCGGCACCGGCAGCCTGGTGTTCGAATCCCTGACGGCGACCGGCACCAACGTGGCGCGCACGCTCCGCGCCCGCTTCTCGGACAAGCTCAACGTCAGGGACTTCGCCGTCTGCGACGGCGCGACCGACGACACCACGGCGCTCAACGCCTGGCTCGCGGCCGTCGCCTCGACCGGCAAGGAGGGCACCGTCCCGGCCGGCACCTGCAACTTCACCTCGGCCCTCACGGCGGTGCTCGGCAACCAGCTCAAGATCACGTTCGGCGGCGAGCAGGCGGTGCTGCGGTATGTCGGCGCGTCGACCACGCCCGGCAACCTCATCACCTTCGGCGACGGCAGCACCCAGAAGAACGGCCTCGCGCTGGTCGGGGGCGGGCGCATCGACAGTTCGACCACGCTCGCCTCGGGCAAGGCGCTCTATATCCGCAAGACCCGCGACGTCGAGATCGACCTCGTGTTCGGCGAGGAGGCCACCTACAAGCTGGCCGATGGCCTGTGGCTGAGCGGCTCCTCGGTCACCAACCTCCACCACTCGCGCTTCTACGTTTCCGGCACGGCGGTGACGGCCAACACCGGCGTCGAGCTCAGCCTCAACAACGCCTTCATCCGGGGCCAGCTCTCGGCCGGCCACGGCACCGGCACGGCCGTGCTGATCGCCGGCGGCTTCGGCGGCGTCAACCTGCAGAACCTCTCGCAGCTCCAGAACGCCAAGGGCCTGGTGGTCAACCGCAGCATCGACACCGATGGCAATTCACAGATCTTCGGCGGCACCTCGCGGTGGGACACCAACAAGGACGCCTGCTGGGAGATCGACGACACCGTGGCCGGCGCCATCGGCAAGTCGATTGATTTTCAATCGGCCTGGTGCGCGTCGAGCAGCGCGACGGCCAACGCCGGCCACGGCGTCAAGATCACCAATTGGAACGGCGGCACCTTCAATGCCGGCGCCGGCACGATCAAGAACAACACCGGCGACGGCCTCAAGTTCGATGACGCCAGCGTGCGGGTCTTTCTCGGCAAGGGCCTGAATATCTCGTACAACCAAGTGTACGGCGTCAACGCCTCGGCGCCGATCACGATCTACACCGACGCGGCCCCGAATAACAACACTACCGCGAGCTATCACTCCAATGTCACCCGCTGCAACGTCTCGGGCTATTGCGGCGCGCGGGACTTCTATGAGGAAGGCACGTGGACGCCGACGATTCGCGGCAGCGGCACGGCGGGGACGAACGTCTACGCAACCCAAGTCGGGCGCTATACCCGTAAGGGCAACGAAGTGACGTTGACGGGCAGCGTGCTCATGTCGAGCAACAGCGTCGCTATGGTGGGGAACATCCAAATCGCAGGGTTGCCGTTCACGGCTGCCACCATGGGCGGCGAGGGATGGGCAGGCAGCATCGGCTACGCGCGGAACCTCACACACACGGCCGACTACAAGCAGTACGGCCTCTATATTGCCGACACCACGGCGGTTATCACCGTCTACGAGTTCGGCAAGGACGCCGCGACTCCGACGCCATTCCCGGTCGCCGGCAGCGCGGCGGATGGTGGCTTCGGCTCATTCACCATCACTTATCGGGCCGCGCCCTGATATCCGCCTCGGGCCTACCCTCTCGGCGTCTCGGAAAAGACCACGAACGGGCCGGCTCCATCGACGGGCGCAGCCTCGGCAGGATCGGCGTGATGCCCGAGCCGAAAGCTCACGCAGTCCTCGAGGTTGTGCAGTACGAGCGTGCCTCCCGCCCGGCGGCGCGTCTTGCCGCTGGCGTCGAGTTCGCCAATCAGCATCCACAAGCGCGGGCCGCGTTCGGCGTTGAAGCATTCGCCCGACTTGAGCGTGACCGTAACGGCGGTGCCCACGGGCTGGGCGTGGATTTCGGAAATGGGATGAGTGTCTGTCATCCCGCGACCCTACCAACCCTCGGCCCTGCCCGCCATAGGGCGAAGTTTCCGTGAATACATTGGGATGGAGGAGTGGCTTGAGCGAGCAGGTAAGCAGCGCCGGGCGTCGCGTGCACTTCGACCCCACCATCAACCTCGGCCACGTCATCACGGCGGTGACCATGCTGGTGGCCGGCTCGATCGCCTGGGCCACGCTCGACAGCCGCGTGAGCAGCCTCGAGCGGAGCGTCCAGGAAGAGAAGACGACACGCCGCGACGGCGATACCGGCATCGAGGTGCGGTTCATGCGTGAGGTGACGACGCAGCGGGCGCACATGGACCAGACGCAGGTGCGCGTCGCCGACGACATCCGCGAGATCAAGACCCTGATGCGCGACGGCTTCCGCGATCTGGACACCAAGCTAGAACGCAAGATCGACAAGCCGAACCGATAGGTGGACGACCATGATCGACTGGCGCGACCGCATCAGCATCATCGGGCAGATCAGCGTCAGCGTGGTCGTCATAGGCGGCTTCATCGCGACGCGCGTGCTCATGATCTTTGTCGAAATATTGCCCGCCAATCAGCGGAGTGCCGACGCCTTTGATGGCGCTCTGATCGGCGCGTTCGCCGCCACTGTCGGCTTCTGGATCGGCAGCAGCGCGGGCTCCCAGAAGGCCAACGCCACCATCGCCGCCACGGCCAAGGACGCCGCCGCTGCTGCCGCCACTGTTGCAACCGCTGCCGCCGCAAAGGTGCCCTAGCCGGGCGAACGCCGTTCGCGCGCTGTTGAGCCAGCCTTCGACGCTCCCGGTGGCGATGACGCCACCTGCCGCTAACCGGCCGGCTGCGCCGGCCTCGAGGAAAACACCATGATCGATCACGCCCGCTTCTTCGCGGCCGCCCGCGCTCGCCCGTTCGGCGGCAGCATGACCCAGCCCCAGGTCGACGGCTGCACGATCATCCTCAACGGCTGGGCGAAGCGCGGGCTCACCGATCTGCGCTGGCTCGCCTACATGCTGGCCACCACCAAGCACGAGACGGCGCACACGATGCAGCCGATCGAGGAGTATGGGCTCGGCGCCGCCCATTCCTACGGCGCCGTCGATCCCGCGACGGGCAAGGCCTACTATGGTCGCGGCTACGTCCAGCTCACCTGGAAGCAGAACTACCAGCGCATGTCGACTCTGGTTGGCGCCGACCTGGTCACCCATCCCGAGTTGGCGCTGCGGCCTGCAATCGCCGCCGAGATCCTGTTCGAGGGCATGGAGAAGGGCCTGTTCACCGGCGTCGGCCTGCCGCGCTACTTCAGCGCCACGGCCGACGATCCGCTGAACGCGCGGCGCATCATCAACGGCACCGACAGGGCGCCGGAGATCGCGGCCATCCATCGGGCGTTCCTCGAGGCGCTGCAGTGATCGCCTCCGCGCTTTCGGTGCTGGGCTTCGCCCGCCGCCATTGGGCGCTGGTGCTGCTCGCCGGCGTCGCCCTGTGGGGTGGCTGGCAATACCTCGGCCGCACCGAGGCCGAGGCCGCGCTCGCCGCCCAAAAGCTGCAGATCGAGGTCGACGCCAACGCCACGTGGCTCGAACTCGAGGACAAGCGCCAGGCGTTCGAGGCCGAGGTGCGCGCCGGCTTCGCGGCCCTCTCTGCCGAGGTCGCCCAACAGCGGGCCGACAATGCCGCCTTCCAGGCAAAGGTGAACGCCAATGCTAATTCGAAACGCGCTCTCGATCCTGTTGAGCGTGCCGCTCTCGGGATGCTTTCAAGGCCTGGTGGTGACAAAGCCGGTGGGGGTGACGGTCGACCTGCCGCCGAATCTCCGCCAGTGCGATAGCGGCGACACCACCGACCCTGCCACCATGATATCGGTCGGCGACCTCCTCATCGGCTACGGTATCGAGCGCACCGGCCGGGCCGCCGAGAAGGCGTGCCACCGCGAGGCGGTGCGCCTCATCGACGTGCACAACGCCGCGATGACGAGCGGCAGGCTGGCGGCGAAATGAGCGCCGTGCTCCTGGCCGTGGTCGGCATGGTCTTCGCGATCGCCGGGCTGGTGATGGCGTTCCTGTGGCTGATGTGCCGCGGCCGGGGCCTCGATGCGGTGGCCGCGCGGCCGGCGTTCGTGGCGGCCGTCGTGCTGCTGGTCCTGGCGGTGCTGTCGATCGGCTCGGCCTTCGCCCACGGCGATGCCCAATGGATCGCCGACAACAAGCGCTATGTCGACGAGAGCGGCGCGCACTGCTGCGGCGTCGCCGATTGCCGGCGCGAGCAGGCGGTCAAGTTCCGCGAGGCGCCCGAGGGCGTCTATGTCGCGACCGGAGCAGGTGACGAGGTCCTGGTGCCGCGTCGCCTGGTGGGGCGCGGCCTCTATCCGTCGATCGACGACGACTGGTGGATCTGCATTCGCGGCGGCGTGGTGCGCTGCGTCTTTAAACCGGCGACCGGCACCTAGCCGGAGCCCACGAGCTCGACGATGCCCGAGGGGCGCCGTCGAGATGCCCGTCTCCGGCCTGCGAAGGTCGGTGGGCGTTTCCTCCCTAAACTTGAACGCCCGCCGGGAGTGATCCCGGCGGGCGCTTTTTTGCGTTCTGGGCTTCGTATCGCAAGGCCCTGGCGCGGCTGCCTACTTTTTCTTGGGCGGCCGCTGAGTGAGGGCCGAGCCCGCCAGTTTCCGGATCTGCGGCTTCGTCAGCGAGCCCGGGCTTTTCAGGCCCTTCGCCGCGATAGAGCCGATGCTTTTGCCGGTTCGCTCGTTCTTTGCCATCTTAGGTCTCCTTGGTGAGTGCCCGTTTCCCCTGTTTATCGTTGGCGAAAATCTAGCACAGGCGCGCGGCGGCGGAAATGTGGGCTATGCTCGCGACCATGCCCTCGAGGATCGAAGCCCAGGCGCAGCAGCTCGTCGATGCGCTCTATGCTCTGACCGCCGGCCGCCCGATGCAGTATCGGTCGATCGGCAGCGTCGGTGAGCGGGCCCGCGTGCGGGACGAGAATGCGCTGAAGAGCGCGATCGAGTTCGGCCGGGATCGGGGCTGGCTGGAGATCGTGGATGGGCACAGCGTGTGTCTGACGGATGCGGGACGACAGCGCGCCGGGGAGTCGACGGGGCGCGCGCGGTCCAAGCCGTAGAAACACTGAGACCGGCATCGCCCTCTCAAGGCTAAAACACGGGTTCGAATCCCGTAGGGAGCGCCAAGCCGGAAAGCCCTGTATTGCTGCATTAAATCCCACTTTCGTGGGCCGCTATGGGCTGTGGAAAAGTGGCCCGAAATGGACCCGGATGGACCGGAATTGACCGGGTTGCCGGGGTAATTCCGGGGCAGTGTTCCGATATCGTTCCCAGCATGCGCAAGGCCACCGGCCACGACAACCTGCACACGCTGGACAGCCACGGCGGCCCGCTCGGCATCGCGTGCCGCTGCGGCCGGCGCGGGCTGATCTCGGGCGAGGCGTTGGGCGCGCGCGGCAACATGAAGGGCATCCGGTCGCTGCGCTTCGTCTGCCGGGAATGCGGCTCGCGCGACTGGACGGGCTACCTCTTCCATCGCGATGAAGATGCGCTGGGCTGGGCGCGCGGCGACGGCTGATGGATCACGCCGTCTTTTTCTCGGGTGCGTCAGTGGATGGGTGCGGGCTTGCCACCGCCCGCCCGGCCTCGCTTTGCTCGGCCGCCGCCGCCGTCATCACCGTGCCGAAATGGCGGCCTGGGATGGCCTCGGGCTTGACCGACTGGTAGCGGTGAAGGCTGCGCGGATCGAGCCACACGCCCAGTTCCGCGGCCTTCTTGTCGGGGATGTCCTGGGCGGCCGTCGCCAGCGCGTGGCGGCTGAGATGGGGCGTGTAGTGGACGCCGGCGCGCTGCTTCGCCCGCTTCAGCCAGGGATAGACGCCGCGATCGGTCGTCCAGGGAAACAGCCGGCCGGTCTTGTCGGCCTCGGGCAGGTTGGCCAGCAGGGCCACGGTCGCCGGCGAGATCGGCACCAGGGCGAGCTCGTCGCTCTTGGGAACGGTGACGCCGATGCGGCCGTCGCCGAGGAAGATGCGCGGCCATTCGATGCCGAGCGTGTGCCCGAGGCGCAGGCCGGTGTCATAGAGGATGGCCAGCAGGATCTTCTTGTAGGCGAGGTGCGGGTCGACGCCACCAGCGTTGCGATACTGCGGCGCCAGTTCCTCGGGCGGGTCCTCGATGTGCCGGAACAGCAGCGCCATCGTCTCGTCGGTCGCCGGCTGGCGGCTGGATTTCCGGCTCTCCTGAAACTTCTCGATCGGCTGATAGTCGCACCACCTGTTCCTGGCGGCATAGTGCAGCACGGCAGCCGCGGGCCCGATCACGAAACGGTTCTTGGTCGAGTCGGCCCGGCCGGGCTTCAGTGCATTGGCGGCGCCCACCAGGTGGGCGTGGGTGAGCGTGCGGCAGTCGTCGTTGTCGCAGAAGTAGCCGGCCACGGCATCGACCTTGCGGATGTCCTGCCGGCTGAGGTGTGGGTTGGCGGCCTTGTAGGCCTCGGCGGCGCGAGGAAAGCCTACCGTCTCTCCGGCGCCGGGAACGCGACGACGCGCGAGCTCGCCGAAGTATTCTTCAGCGAACGTCTCAGCGCCGCGGCGAGTCTCCGCTCCTGTCGATCTCTCTCGGTCGCGGCCGTTCTCGGTCCATCGAATGTACCAGCAGGGCCCGCGCTTTCCGGGCGGCTGGAGCTTGTACTGCATGGCGCGCGTTCCTTGGCCTCGAGGTGCTTGAGGTCCTCTTCGGTGAGACGGGCGGCCCGCCCCCTGCCGATCGGGGCGATACTGTGGGCGGCCAGCCGGCGCTTCAAGTGGCGAAGCGACCACTGCATGCGGTCGGCGGCCTGGGGGAGGGTGAGGCGGTCGGCTTCGCTCATGCCGCCCTCGTGTTCGGCGATCGTCCGCCCCAGTCCCAGAATCCCTGCGCGCCGCGCGACGGCACCAGCGGCTCGAAATGCTCGATCGCGGTGAGCGGCCAGGCATAGTTGCTCTGCTCGATCCGGCCGCTGTCGGACGTGAACGCCTCGGGCCACAGCGTGCTGGCAAGCACGGGCTCGCCGAGGATCGCGGTGCCGAGGCCGTGCTTGCGCGGGAACATCTTCGGCTCGCGCAACGCGCGCTCGAGGATGGGCGTGGCGATGTCGGCAAGAAGTCCGGTGAGGGGTGCCGCGGCAGGATCCTGCAGCCGCTGGAGGAGGTGCCTGATCTCGATCGGCTCCATCATCGGCGCGCCGGCGTGGATCACGATGCGCTGGCCGACAATTGAGCGCCAGGCCGCCCAGCTGCGGAATTCGTAGGGCTTGGCGCCGGCCATGATCAGCGATGCCCACGGTTGCCAAATGGTGAGGGCTTTCATTGGTTGGCGATCTCCAGCAGCACGTCAGCGTGGCACTGCTGGTCGAGCGGGCACCAGCAGGCGAGGTTCTTCCCGCGTAGCTCCCGCCGCGCGCGCTCAGCAAACTCATGCCCGACGGCCGTACTGGTCAGGTGAGCATAGAACAGCTGGGCCAGGCGCTGCCGGTCTCCGTCACCGTCCTTGCCGGCCTGATACGGATTGCCGAACGCAGTGGAGCGATCGACCTTCACCGTGTTCTCGGGCATGCGCCAGCCCTTGCGGCGCGAGAGCTGGATGCGGATGGGGCGGTCGCTCACGTCGGGAACTCCCGGTGCAGGCGGCCGTCGAGCTCGGCGCCGGCGGCTTTCTTGCCGACGTACTGCCATGACGGCTCGGTTGGTTGGGCGGCCTGCCACCGCTCTGGCGGCCCGAGCGGGAGATAATCGCCCCACTGTTTGAAGAAGAACGGCACCTCGGCCAGGGCGCACTGGTCGCGCAGGCCGCGCACCCAGCCGGGATGCATTGGCCGCGAAAGCTTCCCGCCGGATTCGCCGCCGGCGATCACCCAGTCGAGGCGTGGCGTCGCGATGTTCTCGGCGGGGGTCGTCTTTGGATCGTTCCAGGGCAGCGGGGTGTCGTCTTCGGTGGCGAGCTGGTCCTCGTCGGCATGCGTGACGATGAACAGGTAGGGCAGAAGATCGATCGGCCCCAGCAGCGGCTCGGCCGAGATGAAGCGTCGTGTGGCCGGCGTGCCCAGCAGGTAGGGGATGCGTGCGTCGGCGGTCGCCTGGTCCTCGGTCGAGACGCCCAGCCAGACGTTGGGCAGGGGCCAGGCGAACTGGCGACACTTCAGGCGCCCATTGGCGTCCCACAGCGCATCGTTGTCGGTGTCGGTCATCTTTGGCACCATCTCGAAGATGGAATCGCAGGCCTGCTCGACCTGGTGGAAGCGTCCGGTTTCACCGCCGGCCGGAATGTCGATGATGCCGGCCTTGCCGAGGTCGAGACGCTGCGCCGGCGTGGCCTGCCAGCGTTCCTCGAACCACGCCAGCATCCGCTCCGGCCGTTTGGTGAGGATCTGGAAAGTGTGCTGTGGGCAGAGCGCTATCACGGCAAAGACGCGATCGATGGTCTCGTCGGGCAGCGCCTCGTGGAAGAGGTCGCTCATCGAGTTGACGAAGATGCGGCGCGGCTTCTTCCAGTACAGCGGCTGCAGCAGCACGTCGTTCGGCGCCGCGGCCAGCACACCGGTCCATCGGCCGCCGTGCGGCGTGCGTTCGGCCAGACCGTGGAACGGCTGGCCGGGCCCGGAGAAGCGCGCGGCGATCTTCTCGGCATAGCAGCCGCCCTGGTGATTGGCGCCGCCGCAGCCCGGCGAGACGCGGCTGCAACCGCGCACCGGGTTCCAGGTGGCGTCGGTCCACTCGATCGAGGTGGTGCTGCTCATGGCGCCCTCAATCGATGAACAGCCGGAGATCGTAGGCGCGCGGGCCTTCCATCTTGCCTGGCGGGAACTCCTGCAGCTCGCGCTCGAAGGCCGTGTTGTCGGCGTCGCGGTGAACGGCGATGCGGGTCACCAGCACCTGGCACTCGACGCCGCCTTCGGTCACGCCGCGCCACACGCGCGCGGGGATCTTTCCGCCGTCGCGGGTTTCCACAGTGACCATCTGGTCGGTGTTCTCTATCGTGATGCGCATACAATTACCTCCGATCAGACAGATGAGGGCGGCGCACAATCCGGTGCGGCCGCCGGTTCGGCGTTGCCGATGCGCACCCAGCCCGCTTCGGAGTCGACGCTGCCGCGCGTGGCAATCTTTTCGACGCCGACCGTGGCGATGTCAGCCGGCCGCCAGACCAGTTCGCAGCCGTGACAGAGGTGGCTGCGGTGCGGCGGGTTGGTCCAGTCGCGTGCCGGATCGGGCGCATCGACGTGCTGCAGGCCGCAGCGCGGGCAGTGGAGGACCATCGGCAGCGGCTCGCGCGCCTCGGCGATCGTCTGCCAGTGGCGTTTCTCGCGCAGCACCATTTCATGCACGCGCTCGTCGATCATCGGGCGGGTGTGGCGCTGGGTAGTGTCGGTCATCACACCATCCCCAGTGCATGCTTGTAGGTGTCGAGCAGGGTCTCCTGCTCGGCGCGGTCGGCGGCGTCCATCCGGCGGAGCGCGACCAGCTTGCGGATCGTCTTCGTGTCGTAGCCGTCGCCCTTGGCCTCGCTGTAGACGTCCTTGATGTCGCCGCCGATGGCCTTGTGCTCCTCGGCGAGCTTCTCGATGCGTTCGACGAATGCGGGAAGGCGGCCGACGTTCATGCGGCTGGGATCGTTGGGCGCGGTGCCGGCGGGCTGCTGCAGGTCGAGCTCGGGCGTCGTGTTGTCGGCCGGCGTGACCTGGCGATCGGCGGCGGGGATGGTGGCCGCGGGCTCTACCGGATCGCGCCGGTCGAGATGGGTGGGGATCGCGAGGTCGTCGGTCACGCCCGCACCGTGTCGTCGAGGTCGGCCAAGGTGGCGATCGCCAGCCGTGCGACCCGGTCGCTGGGGTGCATGACGAAGGGCGCCACCGCGAGGCGGCCGGCGCTGGCGTCGAGGGCGCGTTCGCGGAAGAGGCGACGGATTTCCCAGACGCGCTGGGTTGCCTGTTGCAGCGGCATGGGCTCGATCGGCAACGGGAAGACGGTCGTGTTGGCGTGGGTCAAAGGCCGATCTCCTGCTGACGGTCGTCCTGCTCGTCCGGCCCCGTCGGCATGCCCGGGTCCTCGCCGCTTCCCGCCCAGGGCAGGGCGCGCAGCGTGGCGGTGGGGATCCTGACGAGTCGGTTCTGGCGATCGCGCAGGCGCCACGGGTAGACGGCGAAGACGCCCTGCCGCCCCACGGTCTCGCGCACGGTGATCTTGCCCTTGCCGGTGCGGGCGACCAGGACGACGACCTGCGGCTGCTGTCGGGGGTTGTCGGCGTTGAGGTGGGCGAGCTGCTCGCCGCCGGCGGCGGGCGCGGGGGCGAGTCCGCCGAGCTCGGCCTGGTCGGGGCGCGACATCAGAGGCCACCCTCGGCAAAGCCCGCGAGGGTCAGTTGATCGCCATCCTCGCGCCGTGCATCGCGGACGATCGGGAAGGGCAGTGTCGGCGGCTGCTCGTCGCGCTTGAGATAGTGCGCGAGATCGGCGAGGTGCTTGAAGCGCGCGACCTCCTTGCCGAGCTCGTCCATCGCGATCAGCGGCAGCTCGTGCGTGTGATCGACGCGCAGGAAGACCGGCGGCAGCGGGCGGACGGGGAAAGACGATGACCTGTCCGGATGGTCGACGGCCACCAAGCGTACAGGCGCGCCGAGGCGATGCGGAGCATCGCCAGGCGCGCCGTATTTTTCGGGATGGGCGGCCGACATGGTCAGGCGCACTCCCCGATGATCTCGCGCTCGAGGCACGCCATCTTGTCGTCGTCGCCGACGACGTCGCCGTGCAGCGCGACGATCCACCACCGTTCGCCTTTATGCTTCGGCGGAATGAGCGTCGCGTGCAGCGCCCGCGCGGTGCAGATCTCCAGCGGGCCGGAGACCTTGTGCACGACGCCCGGCGCGGCGGGTTCGCTCAGTCTTCCGCGACGATGGTTCGCCGGCTGGCCGTCGGTCGTTGCGCGCCAGTAGGCGAGTTTCACGCCCTCGCGTTGAAGCTGAGCGGCTCGATCGCGCGCGGGCTGAGGCAGCTTGGCAAGGAAGTAGGCGAGCGCGGCTGCCCAATAAGAGCCGTAGCCGGAGCCGTAGCCGGAGCCGTCGCCGGAGCCGTAGCCGGAGCCGTCGCCGGAGCCGGAGCCGTCGCCGGAGCCGGAGCCGTCGCCGTCGCCGTCGCCGGAGCCGGAGCCGTCGCCGTCGCCGGAGCCGTAGCCGGAGCCGTAGCCGTAGCCGTAGCCGTAGCCGGAGCCGGAGCCGTAGCCGTAGCCGTCGCCGGAGCCGTAGCCGTAGCCGTAGCCGTAGCCGTAGCCGTAGCCGTAGCCGTAGCCGGAGCCGGAGCCGTAGCCGTAGCCGTCGCCGGAGCCGTCGCCGGAGCCGGAGCCGTAGCCGGAGCCGGAGCCGGAGCCGGAGCCGGAGCCGTAGCCGGAGCCGTAGCCGGAGCCGTAGCCGGAGCCGTAGCCGTAGCCGTCGCCGGAGCCGTAGCCGGAGCCGGAGCC